AAAAATGATGATAATTACTACCATCATTATAAGTGTTATTTGCTTCGCTGTTAATGTCAGTTTTCTATCTTAATGCACGTCCAGTTTTTGTGATGTTTAATTTTACCCTTAATTACTTTAATTAAACAACTACCATCTAGACCATGTGATTCTTTAAGGTGAACTAATCCATAACAACATAACTGTTCATTAGTTATTAAGTTAGTTAATAGGTAACGTTTATTAACTACTTGTTGCCAACTCTTTTTAGCATCATTGATTAACTTATCTTCAGCTAACTTAGCAGCTTTATCAGCTAATAACTTATCTCTTGTTTCCTCTGATTCATTAGCTCTAACACAACTCCAACCGTTAATTTTGCGACCATAACGAGGACTATTTGGATTCATTAATGGGTACACCGCTTTAGCATTTAATCCAGTTTCTTCAGTTAAATCTTCCATACCGTAACGACAGAAACTAACACCTTCAGGTGTTGTCAATATGAAGCGTTCAGCATCTGGTAGATATTGTTTAATAATTGGTTCTGCATTAATATCTCTAACTTGATAACCGTTAATTAAATTAGCGTTATTAATGTGATGTGATATTGTCTTCTGACATATATCTAATTTAAGTTGTTCTTTAATAGCATCAATACCATAAGAACAAAAACTGTAGTTATCTTTATTTAAACTAATACATTCGTATTTGTTAACGTAATCTAAATATGTTTTATCTACAGTTACATAATCATCATTAAGTGATTTAACTTTATAACCTTTATGATTAGTCATCTTATTACGAGCAACTTTAATTAAACTACTTACATCTAAATCTAGTTGTTGTAAGTGAGTTACACCGTAAGTACAATACTCAATTCCATCTGGTGTAGTTATTAAGTAACGACGATTTCTAACTAAACTATTACCTCGTTTTAATTTAGCTTCAGAGGTATTGTTTTTTAATCTAGCAGAAATTAAAGTGCTACCTAACATAGAAGCTCGATAACTTTTATTCTGCCAACGACTCGTCATCGTTCTTTTTAAATACTCTTTACCTTCAGGTGTTAGAAAACAACCTTTACCACCATTTAATACGTTATAACCGTTAGGTGTTAAAGCATTATATTCTTTAATAAAATAAACTTCAGTTTTATCAATTTCTGACTGATCTGTTGTTTCTAAAGTTTTAATAATTTCAATTTTAAATTTATCTACACCATATTTCTTAATTGCTTTTGATAATAAACTTTTAGTTCCAACATAATTACCGGCTCTAATATGTTCTGACCAACGCTTTTCAATTGTCCTATTTGTTTGTCCAACATATTTTTTATCATTAATTGAGTTTGTCACCAAATAAATAAATTGTGGCATAATAATCTCATTTACGTCATAAGATCATTATACCACAACTTAAACTCGGTCTAGTTAGAAATAGGGAATTATTATCTAACTACTTGAGCATACAGATTCTTGGGAGAATAAATTACTGGTAAAACCATTGATCATTTTGTTACCACGTAAGCTCTTTATCCTACGTATCAGTAGTTTCATGTGTTATATCTACTGTTCAGACTATATCATCATCCACTTGGGATGTTCGGCACTCGTGGGTTTGTTACTGTCCGGTCTGGACTCGAAACCTAGTCGTTGAACCTTCAAAACCATTCCTGGTTAAGCTTGGCTGCTGATTGTCCACTTCTGGAGTTTCCAGCAATTCACCGAATTTTTACTACTTAATTACTTAAATAGGCGACTACAAAAAGTTTCAATCGCTTGCAAAACATCGTTGATAGGCACAGTTGTCTTCTCATAAACACGTACCATTACAGGAGATTCAGTACCTGTTAATACACCATCTTTAACAACTTTCTGTTCTTCAGGAGTACCAATAGCTTGCTCACCCATTCCATCCTTGAGGAATACGAAGCAATTCTCATTAAGGAATCGAGCATTACTGATGTAGCTATCAATAGTATTAGTATTACCAGAGTAGGTATTATCTACTTGATAGAACTCATCATAATCCTTAATAGGAGGTAGGTTATTAGAAGCCATTACCTCTTGTAACATTGGGAAGCTAACAGAACCTACTTGTGCAAATCCAACTGATTGTCTAGCACGAGCAATAGTAGATGCTTGTTTCTGAAGATCACGCAATGCAGTATTACTCATTACGATGAGATCAGGCTTGTAACCATTAGTATTGACATAAGTAGTTACAGCATCTTCTAAGTTAGCGATACCATCAGCATTAGCGTAGTCAGTCCACTTGTTCAACTTAGGAGATGCAGTGTTACCAGTAGCAACAAGAGCATCAGGGAAGTGGTTATAACTAGCACCAGGACGACGGAAATCAATTGTCCATGCAACCTTAGTAATTGCATCAGATACACTCAATTGACCAGTCTGAACAACTTGCCAAGCCATGCTAGTAAGTCTATCAGCATGAGATTGGACGATCCCCTCAATGTGACCATAGAGATACTTAACGAGCATATCGTTAGTACCCTTAATGACGGAGTTATCAGTTAACTTCATGGTCATAACACTAGCGCGTTTATAGGCAGCTTCTTCCATTGCCTTACGCATCTGTTTCTGAGTTACTTCATCGAATGAATAGCTATTACCTAACTTAGCTAGTTCACCGATTACTCGACGGAAACCACCATGAGAGATAACTGGAGGTTCAGCACCAGGAGCAATAAAGTTCGCAACTGGTGTGAGACGTTCACTTACGTATGCTAGGAACTCATCGTCCTCATACGTCTTAATAGGCATGAATTGATCAATAAGTTTAGTTCTCTGACGCAGACGAGCAATAGTATCGTCTACTAGAGTTTCGGCAACTTTAGCTTGCAACTTATCGGTAAGAAAATTAGAAACTGAACCCATAGTAAGAAAAAAGTAGGATAGTGGGCGCGATAACATACATCATTAACATACGTCATTAACGCCCGGTTAGTTAGAATTTGTAAGCGAAATTGATGCCAGGGAATCGTCTAGCAATATCACCATCGAAGTATGGTAGATACTGGATACGAACACCATTAGCAATAGTATAGAGAGCTAGATCCTTAGCTGTTGCAACAGTATAATCAACTGCATGAACATGAAGTCCTACAATTGCATTAACTCTAACACCGATATTAGTACCAATAGGTAGAGCTACACTTGCGTTACCAGTTAATGTAATAACACCAGTTGTGTAATCAATAAATGCAATAGTACCAACAGCAGTTGCATTAGGAACTAGAGTTGCACTAGATAATGCAGCACTAGTTACAGTACCAGCAGTTGTAATGGCGCGGTTAGTAAGTCCATCAACTGCAAAGATAAATACCTTGTTAGTAATAGATGCTGCACGAACTAAATCAGATAATCCAGCAGTAGCATTAATAGCAGTAGCAACTTCACTAGCAGTAGTTGTAGTATTGTTAGTTGTTGCAGTTGCAGTTGCAGTTAAACCTTCTACAGTAACAGTTACAGTTTGAGCAGCAGTTACAGTAGTGATAGTTAGCGTAGAATATGGTTCAACTACAGTTAATACATCACCAGCAACAAAGATATTAGTTGGAGATGCAGTTACAGTTGCAGCACCAGTAGCAGTTACAGCAGTTAACTTAGTACGAGGTAGGAAGCGCAGTACGTTACCTACTTGAGCAACAAATAGTCCAGCAGGAACTTGTTTGCGAGCTTCAGTATTAAGACTAATGTAAGTATTCTGCACAGTTGCCGACACATTAGGATGATTACCATCACTGAATGCGAGAATGGCAGGATCAACTAGAAACGTTTGAGATTGATTGAAATAAGGCATAGTTTATGAACGATATTTTTTAATGTAGTTAGCAGCAATAGAACTCAAATCAGCTTCTTCATCTAATTCTTCTTCATCAAGAACTTCCTCAGCGAAGAATCCCATTTCCATAGCTGGCATACGGTCGAAGATTTCAAGTACAGTATTCATTGCATAGAGTTGAGTTGCAGGATCAACTTCGTTCTCAGCACACACGGTACTAAATGCCGCGATACGTTCATTAGCACTGAAGTTACCCAGTAGAGATTGAACTGCAAATGGAGTCATCTTACCAGCTTCTACAAGAGCGTAAGCACGTTCAGCTACATCAGCTAGAGCTTCTTTAATCTCAGTGTTGCGTTTAAATTCGGCGAACTCACTGTTCTGGTATGTAGCATAGTCAGCTTCCTGGTCTTCTTCATCTAATTCTTCATTCGTATCTAAGTAATCATTGATGTCTTCACCACGACTTTCAATACCCATAACTAATAGTTGATTTTCAGTAGCTTCATCAAGTCCGAGAACTTTAGATAGTGCTAATGAGAGATTATCAGTAGGAGCAATTTCACCTTCAATGATACCAAGTAATACATCAGGATTACATTCTAGAGCATCACTGAGATCAATTAGATATTCCTCAATGTCATCATAACCAGCAGCTTCGCCAAGTTCAAGTAACGCTGCACCATATTCACTACCTACACTAAATTCGGCAACTTCATCACCAGTAGAGTAAGCAGCTTCACCAACTACATCATAGATATCTTCTTCATCAATTTCTAATTCAGCAGCAATGCGTTCTTGTAGGTCGAGATATGCTTGAGTCATGTGTTGCTTATATTCGTCCTTCAACATCACACCAGCGGCAACTGCATTTTGTAGATTCTCAACTAAATCCGCAAATAGTTGATTGTGATATTCAATAGCTTCGTTCATAATACGTCTTAGTTATTTGTTTTGTTGTTTATATGCGTGTCTTATACCGAGTCCTGTACCAATGGCTAATCCAGCAGCACTACCTCTTAATGTTCTACGAAATGTATTTTTAGGGTTACTAGATATTAAACCTAAGACTCCACCGATTTGCGCTCCATTAGCTGCACCACTAGCAGCTTCACTAGTTAATGTAGCTCTACCTAATTTACGTAAGCTAAACTTGCGAGGTTTCTTATCCTTACTACCAGGAGTCCTAGCGAAATCAGCTATTCGGTAGTCAGATAATAACTGCATTATTTTTTCTTACCTTTCTTATATGCTTTGTAAATACCATAACCAGCACCAGCAACAGTTCCAGCAGCTAAAGCACCAAGTCCGATTTTACCAGCACGAGTTCCAAGTACATTACGAGCAGCTTCAACAGTTTGTCTAGCACGATTACCTATACTACCAGTAGAACCAATTACAGATTTCTTAGATTTTAAATTAGAGTAAGGAACGTTAGCACCAATATCAGATGAGTCATAAGCAGCTTTAGCTTTATTAATAGGATTACCCATCCAATCACCAAATTGTTGAGATTTCTTACCAACAGCTTTCATATCACTATCAAATCTACCTCTAGCTCCACGTCCAGCCATTTCATCACCAAGAGATGAAATATCATCAGATCCTACACGCGCTTTACGTAACTTATCTAATTGTTTACGTCTAGATAGTTCAGCACCACCATATCTCATACCAGCAGCTCCAAGTCCAGCTAATCCAACTGCACCAGCACCAATACCAGCATATAAACCAGCACGAGATTTACGTTTCTTCTTATCCTTACCTCTACCTCTAGCAAAATCAGCGTTGTCGCTAGTTAATGATTCAAATTCTGCCATCGTATAGGCAGCAATAGGACGATTTGTATAATTCATAGACGTTAGTTATAGTTATTTATTACAGTTTGTTTCTTACCACTTAATCCACGGTATGCTCCAACTAATGCACCAGTTCCAACTAATGCACCAGTACCGATAGCTAAACCTTTACCAGTTTTAGTTCTCATAGATTTTCTAGCAGCATTACCTACACCAGCTAATTTATTGCCTAAACTGATTTTATCTTTATTACCAAGTTTCCAAGATTTACGTACTCCAGAACTATAAGCTTTACCAATAGCAGAAGTATCTCGACTAACCCGATTAATAACACGAGAACCTAAATTCTTAGCACTATCAATCAATCCAAATTCAGCACGGTTAACTGCTTCCATCTCAGCCATACTAAATGCTGCAATAGGTAATCCACTAGCATAACGAGCGTTAGGATCATTAGGAGGCATACCCCAATTCTGTTGTTGACCTTGAGCTTGATAACCTTGCACTTGGTTCGGATAAGATCCACCATTAGCTTCCTGCATCATAGGATCTTGTTCTTCCTCACCAGATCCAATCAACGTAAGAAAACGAGTGGCGAAATCATTAATAGCTTGATACTGTACTTCTTCACGACTCTGACCGTTAAGTGCTTGTTCATCAATAGTCTGAATAGTTTCAGTTAGTTCCCATAACTTATTAGTTAAATCTTCGTATTGATTACGAATCTTATCTAACATATCATCACTGTTCTCTAAGTCGTCAAATGTAAGTGCATCTGATTCAAATTC